TGGTCCACGGGTCGCCGCCGCTAAGCGGATCAGGGTAAGCGCTTAGGTGGCAGCCTTCAAACTCCTTAATCAGCTTTGCTGCCGCCTCATAGCTATGCAGCTTGCCGTCTTGGCTCCAGGTCTGGAACCAAGGCTGGCTCCTGTCAAACAGCTCCGGCGCAACCTTTAATAGCTCGACTTCTAATTCAAAGATAGCCGCCTGCTGATGCGGCAGCCCTTTCCAGTAGCGAAACAGGTCGCTGGGCTTGATTGGTGATTTACTCACAGATCAGCGGCGCTTAGGAAACATCAGCTTGAGTGCCTGCAACAGCAGTTGCACCCAGCTATTGGACTTGAGAGGTGTCAGCGCGATGATCTCGCTGCCAGCAGCAAGAACGATGGCGATGACGGCGACAGTTTGCGCGTCCATGACTAACCGTGTGGGCGTGCCTCTAGCGTAGCCACCCGCTGCTCGACGCCATTCAAACGGGCAAAGGTTTCTTTGCGGTCTGACTTGATGTCGCCATGGAGCACCTCAAGCTGCGTGGCGATGTGCTCCACTGCAGCGGTGAGCCGGATCACTGCATCACGAGCCTCATCGCTGCGGCGGCTGAAGCCCATCGCGCCCATCGCGGCCACGCTGATGGATGCCCCAGCAACAGCAGCGATCAGCTCGATCATGCTGTCATGCTAGCCGCTATGCCCAAGGCCCAACAGAGGTGTTGGCACCGGACGCGCTGATCGGCCAAATGGCGAAGTAAGAGCCAGCAACGGTTGAGTAGGCACCGCCGGGGGGGGTACTCAGTGTGTATTGCGGGATGAACGTGCCACCTTCATCAATGCTGACCGTGCCAGTAATGGACCAAAATCGCGATGCTGTTGCAGTGCTGGTCGATGTGCCAATGGATAAATTGCTCGTGCTTGCTGTTGCAAAAGCAGAGGGGTCAAATATAACCGGCAACGCAGTAGTCCTGCTAACAACTTGACCTATATAAAGAATGTTGTTAACGGTTGCGGTCCCGCCAAAAGAAATGCCAAGACTGTGGCTAGTCCCGCCTGCGGTTTTAGTTAGAGCGCATTTGTATTCAAATGCATATACCGTGCTTGATTGGAGCGTGACGCCAACACCAAATACTGATTGCGCTGTGTTGCTGTTGCTGCCGACGTAGTTGCTATCCAGCCGATAGAACATCATCGACGGCGAAACACCACGACTGGCAGGCGTGGTGTACAGAACTTTGCCGTCAAACTCAGCAGCACCAGCAGTTGCTGATGTCAGAAGGGTGCCGGATTGGAAAGTGAGCGGTGATAGCGAAGTGGTGCCGGCCGCCAGCGTCAGGTTGCTGCTTAGCGTGCCACCAGAGAAGCCGCCTGCCGGACTCCATGTTGGTACAGCGCCAGCGCCAGCAGAAGTGAGCACTTGCCCGCTGGTGCCCGCTGCCCCATTGAGCTGAAGCGGACCCTTGAAGTCAGCGCCAGTTAGTAACTCTCTGGTCATCAGCCAACTACCACGACGCGGTAAGCATTAGAGGTGGGAGCCGTGGCAAACACCACCGTCAGAGTGTTGGTGGTGGAGTGCGCTACGTCGGTAATTACTTCGTCGTAGGTGCTGTTGTTGTAGACAGTGACATGCACGTCACGACTGCCGAGGTTGTGGGTGATCGTGTAGCTGGTGTTGCTGCCGTCGCCAATGCTGACCGAGTATTTCTTGATCCGGCCGGACCATGTTGCAAGTTTCAGCGGGGTGACGATGCGGGCGTCGTCAGTGCCAGCGTCAACCTCAGCCTGTGTTGCCAGTTCAGCAACTCCCGCCGTGGTCTCGCTTGCTGCTGGAGCTGCGGTGCCGAATGTCACCCAGCTAATCGTGCTGCTACCAATAGTGCCATTGACCTGGTCTTGGCGGTAGGTGGTGCCGGCACTAGTGCCTTCTTCGACTGTGGTGACGGCTTGCTCCAGCTCAGCAAAAGTGCTTGCGTCCAGCGAACGGGTCATGGCAACGGCATCGCCGTTCCACACGTAAATGCCGTTTTGCGAGTCTGTTGACTGAGCCCGAACCAGCACTCGGTCCTGGCTGGCCATCGTGATGCCATCAATGGTGGCGCCAGGGCTGCTCAGATTGAGGTTGGACTGGGTTGCAACGCGGCAGGAGTCCTTCCAGGCAAGACCTTCGACCAGCGAGTCAACATAGGACTTTGACGCTGCGTCGCCGGAGCTGCTGGGCGTCGGGAGGTTGACGACCTTGGAGACCGATTGAAAATCAAGATCGGTAAAGACTTTCTTGGCCATGTCAGGTCAGCCTCGCAAAACCAGCAGATGGTGCTGTTAGCAGAATAACAGTCTGATTCACACTGGTATGTGACACCTCGGCTTGGATCTGCTGGCTGCCGCTGTCGTATACGTCAACCGAAGGTTTGTAGCCAAGGTTGTGGTTGATGGTCCAAGTGGCTGCGGAGCTGGCTTGGTTAAAGTCAAACCCAGCACCAACGGGACCTTGAGCGCCTTGAGGACCAGCCGTAAGTGCCGTCACCGTTGACGTAACTGGAACCGTGACTACAGTCGTACTGCCGTTTTCCGTTACAACGACTGTATTGTCAACAGATGTAACGTTAACGGTGGTCATGCTGTATAACCCTCGGAAACGTAAATAACCCCTTCGAGGTAATACTCTTTGAGGCCGCTGGTGTTTGTTAGCAACACGTCGTAATACGCTTCACTCGGAAATAGCGCTGTCTGGTCGTCAGTCAGTGAAATGGCAATCGTGCCAGTGCTTCTGTTGGTATAGGTGACGGTGAAGTCGGCGTATTTTGTGGTGCGGGGTTGGTTCCAAGCCTGCGCCGCTGCGCTCCAACCGGTCAGGTCGATGGCGGTGCCGGTGCTGTCTTTGAATTGCAGCGTGATGCTGTAGTCCGCCCGGCGCTGCAGGCTGATGTTGTAAGTGCCGGGGGAGATAGCCATGTTGGGATTTTAGCGCCTACTGCCATGGCATCCCGCTGGCCTTGCTGGGATGGTGCTGCTCGTCAAGCTGCGCCTGCAAAGCAGCCAAGATCTCGGTGACCTTCTCAGCACCAAAGGCATCCTGGACCCAGCCGATGACCAGTTCTTCGGTCAGGTCAGCAAATGGGATCAGCTTGTCCGGGCGCTCAAAGCCCAGTGACCCGTAGGCGCCGCTGCTGTAGGTGCCGTCTTCGGCGGTGACGGTGTAATGGGCGGTCATCACAAAACCGTCAGCGGTCTCGCGCTCCAGGTTGGCGATGTGCCAGGTGAATTGGGTGTCGGCCATGAGTTGATGGGTGATGGTAAAAGTTTAAAACGGGTGTCTAGTGAGTAGGACTACGACGCCTTGAGAGCTGCTACTTCAGCTTCTAGGGTTTCGATGCGGAGCTGTGCTTCTTGAAGGGCCTTAATGGCCATCCACATCATCTGCTGCTCTTTGACACCAAGGCGCTCTTCTTGAGCAGGGTGATCCTCGGTTGCTTCTTTGGCTTTTTGGAAGACAGTGATGACTTCAGGGCAGCTCTCGGCTACTTGCTGGGCAATGACGCCCAGGTTCAAATCAGCATCATCGGGCTGATCCTTGTAGCGGAAATTAACGATCTCCCATTCCTTCAAACAGTCCCAAGTGCCAGCAGCAGGTGCAATGTCTTTCTTGGAGTTAATATCTGAGAGGTTGACATTATTGCCACTGAAATTGGTAATGCCTCCATTTGATCTGACAGAAAATCGTGTAGTTGTTGAATCTGAAAAGAGAAACGCTTCATTACCAGTTCCGTTTGGTGAAGCCGCTGAATAACGAATTATCATTCCATATGGGCTTGCATTGGCATTTACATTATCAAGAATCCAATCACCTCCATCAGACCTAAATCCATGAGCAGTGCTATTGATATCTGTGTAAACGCCTGTATTACTGAAACGTGTAAATCCGTTCTGAGGAATCCTCATCCGCTCCGTCGGGCTGCTCGCTCCGTCGGCGGTAGTGGAGAACGTTAATCTCGACGGATAGTCATTCGTAGTGTTCCAGTTGGCATCGGCTACAGCTTCAATAACTGCAGAAACTGTTGATTCTGTGTTACTAAACTCGATCTTGCCAAGCGAGTTGCCGTTGATAATGCCTACGTTGTTTGTACCGCGACGAAGTTGAACAATCGCCTCACCCGTTGAGCTACTTGAATTTCCTTGTACTTGAAATAGTGCAGTGCTAGAAGTCGAAGACGTGCCAACTAAAAGGCGTCCCGCGTGATCCAGCCTTGCCCTTTCTGATCTTGCGCCACCACCACGGGTGCCAAACACCAGAGCAGTTTCACCGTCGGTTGTTTCTGCTGCAGTAATGGCGGCTTCACCATTGGTGCCGATGCCGAAGTAAATGCCAGCGGCTCTATCGTTGGTGGTATTTACAATTCGCAGGAAATTGTAAGTTTGGTCAAAGTCTGCGCTGCTAAAGGATGTGTTATCAGCAGCAGACAAATGCAACAACCTGCTGGGCGACGTAGTGCCAATCCCTACCGCTTCTGCTGACGCATCAACAAAGAAAAGCGAAGAGTTTGTATCGCCTTCAATGCGGAAGTCGTAGTTGGTGCCACCATCGTTAAACACCACCTCGCTGGTGCCCCATTCGACGCGCTCGACGCCGTTGGTGGTTATCGCTACTTGGTCAGCGCTTGGGCTGTAGATACCCGTATTCAGGTCCGACGCGAACGCCAAGCCTGGGGCCGAGACCGTACCTGCCTCAATGGTTAGCGTGCCATCCAGTTCTCTCAGTGTGATCCAAGCGTTGTTGGCAGCATTACGGAGCTTCAACAGCCCGGTGCTGGTATCAGCCCACCACTGGTAGGCATACATGGTTGCTGGCTCTGTCGCGCCGCTGTTCTGGCTGACGATCGCGGCCAGTGCGTTGTTCAGGTCAGAGCGGACAGCAGCACCAGTGCCGTTCGCGATGACGTAATCGTGTTGAGCCACAACTTACAAGACAGGCAGTGTCTACACTTTAAACGCCCTTGCCAAATCCGACTGCACTCCACAGGAAGTTCCTGTCAACTGCGGTGCCACTACTGTTCCTGAAGGTGACATCAAAGCCTGTGCTGGTCACGTTGGTGACGTTGAAGTAGTCACCTGTTGCAAGGTTCTGGGCCACAATGCCGACGCTGGGCAGGTAAGCATTGATGCCGCCGAGGCTGGCAGTGCCGGTAAAGAACGCTTTGTCAAACGTGATGGACTTGGTGCCTGCCGTGCTGGCGACCGCTCCAACCGATTGCTCAGTCCTGCGCTGGAACGTTGCCTCATAGCCCAGCTCGTCCACCAGGATGCCTTGCGCTGGGTTGTTGCTGATCAGCTCGGCCTTGAACTGGAAGCCGCGACCCAAGAAGGTGCCATTGACGAACTCCTGCCAAGCCGACCATGTGGGCGAGCTGCTGGGGTTGTCAGGCGTGCGGCGCAAGTACAGCTTGGCGTTGACCTGATCGATAATGCCGCCGTCCCAATCTGCCCAGTCGTCCACCAGTGCAGTGCGGCTGTCCACCAAATCACTGGGGAAATAGCCACGGGTGACGAAATAGCGCTTGAGATCCAGGGCAAAGGTGGCGCCCAGGTCAAGGGTGTTGGCAAACTCGTAGATCCCGAGCGCCTCCATGGTCCCGTAGAAGTCCAGCGTCGCAATCGAGTCGAAGTCGGGGATGTCATCGAACAGGCCGGTGGCATCCAGCGTCAACGCGTCGAGATCGTCGCTGTAGAAGACATCGGTCTTGGCGCCTTGGAATGGCGGCGTGTCCTGATCCTCGCGGCGGGTCTGCACCAGCAATTGCCCAACAGCATCCGGGAAGTCAACGATCACACTGGCCTCGGTCGGGCTCTGGCGACGGCCGTCATCCTCGAACTTGACCAGGATCTCGCCCTCTACCAGTGGCACGATCGCCTCGGTGCTGTAGCCGGCGACGGCAGGGATCAGATCGACGCTGTTGCTCCAGGTGCCGGTGCCATCAGTCAGGTTGGTGTGGCGGATGTGGACGCGGCCAGCAACGCGCACGTCTAGGTCAACCGTGGCATCCCAGCGCAGCCGGGCGCTGTTGGCGCTGATCGGCTCGATGGTCAGGTTCTGGACGTTGCCCGGTGGCTCGGTCTTGCCAACTAGGTTGAACGTCGCCGTGGCTGGGTTGCTGACGCCGCCGAGGCTGTTGATCGACTGCACCCGGACCTGCAGCGTGCCAGCGTCCAAGCCCTCGATGCGGGTGCTGGGGCTGTTCGTGTCGATCTGCGAGAAGTTGTTGTTGCCGAGCCGGTAGATCACCCGGTAGGACTGCACCAGTTGGGTCGGCGGCACCCAGCTCAGCTCAAATGCAGTGCGGACGTTTTGGCCGTCGGTGTAGAGGTGCTCCGTACCAGTCAGGCCGGTGGGCGACTGCGGCAGGGCGGACAGGTTGGAGATGTCCCGCGTCTGCAGCTTGATGTCGGACTCGATCGCGGCGTAGATGCTGCTGTTGTACGCCAGCGCGGTCACGCCATAGATGCCGTCCTCGGTCTCGGCAACGCTGACGACACGAAACTGCTGCGTTTGCAGGCTGGTGTTCTGCAAGACCCAGATGCTCTGGGCGTTGGGCGCTTCGCTGAAAGCGCTCGTGACCGTGACCACGCCAGCAGCCAGAGTGCTAACGGTGCGGGTCTCGACCAGGCCGGTGGGCATCAGGACGCTGATCGTGGGCGAGGTGCCCAGGGTGATGCCGGTGGCGTCGTCCAGCGTGATGGTCGTGGTTGTTGCTGCTGCAATCCGGCCGCCGCGCCTGCTGCCAGCCTTGACCGGATCGGCCACATCGATCACCATGCCAGGCCGCAGCACAATGCCCGAGTCGATCGACACCGAGAATGTGACGGTCTCGGTCAGGTTCTGCTCGGACAGCAGCGCCCACTTACCAGCACGGTGCGCTTGCCCTTGCGAGTAGCAGCCGACTGCCTTGATGTCCTTGTTGATGATGCCGTACTTGGCAACGGCTGACGCATCCTCGACGTACTCATAGGACACCTCGCCCAGGTTGTCGTACTCCTGATAAGCCACCGTTGCCGTGGTGTGCCGTGCTTTCTGCGATGAGCCGCTGTAGTTGAACAGCCCATCCACCACGTTGGCCGGAGTCAGCAGATACTGCGGATCAGATGGCTTGTCCTGCAGCACCACCATGGCGCCGGCACCGTAGTAGGCGATGCCACGGAACAGCGCAACGAACTCCTGGATGACGTTGTAAACCTCGTCCCTGCTGTTGATCAGCATGTTGCAACTGAACCGTGGCTCTAGGCCGCCGCGGCCGTTGCTCACCAGCTCGTTGCAGTACTGGCTGATCGCGTAGAAGTCATACCGATCCAGGCTGCTGGCCGGGATGCTGGCGCCATAGCGGGTGTTGGTCAGCAGGTCCCACAAACACCACGCCGGGTCGTTGGTCCAGGTAGCAGCGCCGAAGGTGCCATCCCACACGCCGCTGTAGGTGACGCGCCCCAGATAGGTGGTCGTGTCAACTGTGGCGTTGCTCGGCAGTTGCACCTTGATGCCACGCACCAGATACTTGCGGGCTGGGATGCCCTTGAACTGGCGGCTGTCGAAGCGCAGGAACGCCAGCGCGCTGTTGGGATACCTGAACTTCTCGTCGATGATCTCGGTATAGCTGAACCAGAAGGTGCGGTTCTGCCGGCGGGCGCTGGTCTCATCAGCGCTGATGCGCTCCAGCCTGATGTCAACAGGGAACGCGCCGCTCAGGCTGATGATGTAATCGCGCTGATAGGCGTTTGTTGTCTTGCCGCTGATCGTGTCCTCAAAGACGGTCGTGTAGCCGCCGCCGTTGTACTGCACCCTGCAGCGGATGCTGACGCTGTGGCCGATGATGTCGCCGTCGTCCTCAATGATCTGCAGCGCTGGCACCTGCACCGTGATGCGGGCGCGGTCCACATCCGAGTCGGTGATCTGCCGCGTGACAGATGCAGCAGCGGTGATCTCGACGTTGACGGCCTGCTCTGACTCGATGCCGTTGGTATCGGGGATGTAGCTCTGCGCCTGCGTGCCAGTGCGGGTGACGACGCTGTAACCGGTGAAGTTGTCAATCCCGCTGCTGCTCTGGACTGGCGTCCCATCCAGGTAGATGCCCTGCACCCCATTCTCGATGCCTTGGATCTCGCCCTCGCTGATCAGGTCAAGGACGCTGGCAAATTGGACTGATTGCAGGCTGTCGTCAGCCTCTGATGGGACGTGGGTTGTGCCGCCACCGCCGCCGCCACCCTTGCCGCCACCGCCGCCGCCGCCGCCAGCACCTTGAACCAACAGCAGGTCTTCGATCATTTCAGTTGCGCCACATCAAGGCCGCTAGACAGAACAGCCGAGCCAACGAAAGCGCGGCCATAGACGATCGGCACCGGCATTCCCTGCTGGCTGGTGTTGACGATGCTGCTGAAACTGAAGGACTCCAAGCGGGCTGCCTCCTTGCCGCGTTCCAACATGCTGATGGTGGGCTGTGGCGACAAGAGATTTGCAACCCCGCCCAATGCCAACGTTGCGCCGACGGTCTTGAGCGCCGCGAACAGGCCAAGGTTCTTTGCGAATGCAGCGCCGAAAAGGCCAGCGCCGCCAGCAAAGGCCAGCGCCACGAGACCAATACCGAGGAAGATCTGCCCCACGCCCTGCCCAGCACCAGTCAGTACCGGCGCAATGCTGAACACATCCCGCTCAGACCATGGCAGCACCGCAACGCTGGCATCCTCTTGTGTGATGCGCTCCTTGCCGACCGTGACGCGAAAGCCCATTCCGGTCTGCTCAGAGTCGATGAGCCACTTGTCCAGGCCAGGGAAGTTGACGCACAATGCCTTGATCGCCTGCGCGGGCGTGTCCACTTCAAACTCGAAACGGCACTGTCCGAGTCGCTTGCGAAGTGCGCCGTAGACCTTAACGACTTTCATGCCGCAGGACCATGGCGGTGCTCTTGACATAGTAACCGCCATACACGTCGCGGCTACTCAATCGCCCCTGCACATGATGCAGGATCTGCTGATCGCCCAGGTAGATCGCCGCGTGATTGGGCAGCCTTGAGGACAGTTGCATCAGGATCGCATCGCCGTACTGCAGCTCCTCGAACGGCACCTGTCGGAAGCCCTGCGAGCGATAGCTGTCGAGGTACAGGTTCTCGCCACGTTCCCAGAACCGATCACGCCGGTCGAAGTCCGCCAGCGTCAGGCCCCACTCGCGCTGATACCAGTCCCGCACCAGCGAGTAGCAATCGACCACACCGAACACAAACTCGCGGCCGACGTAGGGCAGCTCAAACGCTGCAGGCTCGCAGCCGCCCCATGCTTCGGTCTTGGGGTTGACGATCACCCACGGCAGGCCGCTGTTGTTGCAGCCGATCTGATCCGCTGCTGATGGGACTGGCTGCGTCACCGGGTGACTATGAACCACGGCCACGATCTCGCCCAGATCCTCGGCTGCTGCGTAGTCCGCCGGATCCAAGACGAAATGCTCGTCCGGTGTGGCGGCGATGTTGCGGCACGGGTAGTAGCGCCGCCGGCCTTTGACCACATGGATCAGTCCGCAGCACTCGCGGGGATCCTCGTCCTGCGCGTGCGCCAGGATGTCGGCCTTGAGGGTGTCGGTCAGCTTCATCACTGGGTCAGACCCGCCCCTGGGAAACTGCCGAACGGCAACTCAGCCGTTGCACCGAAGCGCAGCTTGCAACTCTCCACCCGCTTGCCGCACACGTCAGCCGCCAAGGTGCCGACCACCTGATCGTTGACGTTCCAGTAATTGCTGCCGGTGTAACCGCACTCAGCGCTGCGATACTTCCATTGGCACACGTTGGCGATGATTTGCCGCTGGGGCAGCATGACGCCGGCCAGGTCAAACTTGCTTGCCAGCTCGAACTCCACCAGATCGCGGTTCTCGTTGGACTTGCGATCGACGTACCAGATCTCCGTCGGGAAGCGGGCATTAGGGTCAGCCGCTGCCTCGCCATCGAGGAACTTCTTCAGCGTGCGGATCCGCCGCACCGTGGCGCCGCCCAGGTCGTTGCCGGGCGTGGTCGCGTTGACCAGCAGCAGCAGCGTCGTCATGTCGCTGAACAGGTTGCTGATTCGCAGCGTCGGGCGCGGCAGACTGCCAGAGCTGGTGTAGTCGAAGCCTGTCGCCTCGACCGGAAGCCTGACGTAGGTGTTGCTGGCAAAGACGATGTTGCCAGTCACGGCTGCATTGACGCCGTTGTGCCAGTAGTAGGTCGTGCTGGCGCCGTGCAGCGTGGTGTCAAGCTGCAGCTCGAACAGCTCGATGATGGCGTTCGGACCCAGAACCGCCAGCTCTTCGTAGACGCTGCTAATCGCTGCCCATGTGACGCCGCCGTCTGCGATCGTGCTGCCGATGTCCGTCGGCCACACTGGCTGCGTGCTAGCGCTGGTGCCTGCGACCGTGCAGCGAAACACCAGCCCGCTGGCCTGCGTCGTCGTGGCGCGGACAATGGCGCCGACGACGTAGGCGGTACTGGCTTGCCAGGCGGTGTAGGCCATCAGGGCTCGAACACTTGGCGGAAGGTGGCGTTAATTATCGCCCTGCCGGTGTACGGGATGGACTTGCTCCAGCTGTCGCATACCCATTTGTAGGACGTTGACTCATCCGGCGGTGTCCAGTCAAAGGAAGCGCTGTCAGCAGCGCGAGCATCAAGGAAGGCTTCAATCGTGTCCGCATTGGCTTCGGTGATGTTGTTCCAGGTCAGGGACCACTCCTTAGGGTTTTGGTTTAGCCCGTAGGTCAGCCGTTGCTCGTAGCCATCGCCAAACTGCACCACACGCCGCTTGGGTGCGCTGCGTTTCTCGGCGCCATATGCAGGGGTGATTGCAGGAAAGGTAGCCATCAGCGGGTATTAGCGAGCAAGCCGCCGGGACGTTGTTGCTTGACGATCTCGGCCTGCACTGCAGCACCGACGATCCTACCGAGCTGATTTGCATTCGGCTCGTTACCTTCCACGCTGCTGCCGCCTGCGTCTACGTTGACCACCACATTAACGCCGCCACCAAAGCTGCCAGTTGGTGCAATGCCGCCGCTGCGGCCTGGCATGAACAGCTCAGGGCCCCGCTCGCCAACCAGATAAGGCTGGCCTGCGGTGACGCTGCCGCCCATGGCACGCTTTTTGAAGAGCCCTCCAAGTAGGCCACCGCCAGTGCCCGTGCCCGACATGACACCAAACAGGGCAAGGTTAATTGCCACATCAAGCAGTTTATTTGCAACGCTATTGAGGAGATCCGTTGCAGTTTGCTGCAGTGTCTTGGTTCCTTGGATGGCGCCTTGGATGGCATCGACCACGCCATCTTTAATTGACATTCCGATATCCTCATAAAGACGTTTCATTTCGTTTGCAATTTCAAGTTGTTTTTTTAATGCTTCGATACCTTGCAATTTGCTTTTGACATCGGCTTCATCCAATCCTTTGGTATCTTTTACCGTATCTCTAATCTGCTGACGCAAAATCACCTCAGCCTCATTGCCGGCCAGGCGAGCCTGTAACAGCTCCTGTTCGTCGATTAGCTGCTGCAAGCGCTCTTGCCCTGCTTGCGTTAACTGCGCATCACGTTTTTGCTGCTCAATGGTTGCAGCTGTAATTTCACCTCTTTGCTTGGCCTCTAATAAATTGAATGCTAATCTTTTGTTATTTATCTCAGCTTTAATCATGTCCTCGGCTTGCAGCAAGTCAATCCGTGCTTGCTCTTTGTCTTTGGCTTGGCTTATAATCTGATTCCTATACTCTTCACGCGCTGACAGGGTTTTTGATAATGCATCAATCTCAACCTGCAACTCCTTGTATTCAAAGGCAAAATTGACCATTCGCTGCGCTTGCTCTGCATTCTTCCCAGTCGCAGCGGTGTTTAATTGGATCTGCTTCTGAGTCGCCAATAAGGCTTTTTGGCGCTCCATTTCGGCTTTGATAGCGCCACCAAGGAAGCTGTCCATTGAGCGACCGCCACCCGTGGCTTGCTCTGCCAATAGAGCAGGCGGAGTGGTAGACGCAGCCTGCTTGCCACCAGGAACCTTAGGCGCTCGCAATTCTTTTAGTCGATCCTCAAGGCGTTTGGCTTCTTTTTGCAGTTGCTGTAATTCATATTTCATGCCTGGCAGCACTGGCTGCCCACCGCCCATTACCTGACCATCAACGCCCAGAATGGGGGCCGATCTTTCAAGTTGAATGCCTGCAGCTTCTGCGGCCTTGATTGCCTTGGTTAGCTCTTGTATCCTTGCCCTGGTGTTAAATAGTTGATCGTTGGCCTCCTTGTACGCCGGGCCAGCCAGTGCCTCGTTAATTTTGTTGAGCGCTTGATTTGCTAAATCAAGTACGCTTTTCAACGCTGGTGTCAAGACTTGCCCGATGCGCCGAGCAAGCATTTCCACACCATCTGTTAACGTGCTAAATTTTCCTGCAAGCGTGTCGCTTTGCGCAATTGCACCATTGGCGTATTTGCCACCTTGATTGGTGAGCCTAACAATTGCTACCTCAACAGCTTCAGCGCTAATACGTCCTTTGCTTAGGGCCTTCTGGAACTCCTCGCCAGTCAGGCCATACATTTTGCGCAGCTCATCCTGCAGCGCTACGCCCCGCTCTTGAAACTGCAGCAATTCTTCACCCTGCAGCCTGCCCTTGGCAATTACTTGGCCATAAGCAAGTGATAGCTCTCCTAAATTGGCGCTGGTAGCTCCCGCCACATCGCCCAAGCGCCGAGTTGTTTCAACAACCTTGGCAGTGCTAACGCCAAACGCGGCTAACCGCTTGGCAACATCGATTAGCTCTGTACTGGTAAATGGTGTTGCCGCACCAAGTCGTTGCAGTTCTTGAATAATTTGCTTTGCTTTTTCAACACTGCCCGTTAACGTTTGAAGACTACGAGTTTGTGTTTCAAGCTCAGCAGTTTTGACAACAGTAAACTTAATTGCATTGACGGCGGTAAAAGCTGCAAGCAGTGGGCCAAGCGCTGACTTAAGAACGTTGATGCCAGCAGCTGAGGCCCTCGAAGCAGTATTTACCTGCTGCAGATTGCGTACAGCCTGTTGACTATTTACCTGTACGTCAACAACAGCAACGGCCACGGCGGCACCTCCCTATAGCGGCAGTCTACCTGCGGGACCTTGCCTTATCCATTTCCTCTTTTTCGCGTCTGCCCTTGACCTCATAATATGCGGCAAAGTGCGTAAATTCTGCATCGGTTAGCTCGGTACGCAAACGGCTAACCGTCATGCCTAGCTCAGTTGCGAGGAAGAACTCGAAGAACAACCACGAGTCTTCCTCTAGTCTTTTTTTGCCTCTTCAAATCCTGCGCCATCACCAAGGCCGAACAAGAACAGCTCCAGTTCGTTCAGGACGCGCTCAGGCAGCTCGCGTTGCAGCTTGGCCGCATCAGCCGGTGCAAACGCTTTGGTGCCGTTTTCAAGCTCAGCAATCTGACATAGCAGTTGCGTGCTAACGTCTAGCGCTTCATCAGTGCCGGTCAATGCAGATGCTTTTTTGCGGTCAGCGCGGGTGATGGGCTTGAAATAAAGCACCATCACCACGTCGCCAGCATCTGTCTTCACTTCAAACTTGCGCCTTTGATTGAGGTCAAAGGCTCCGGTGAGCAGGTCAACCGGACGTTGGGCGGCAGGCATTAGATGCTAAGGGTCAGTGCCCCAGAGGTAACGAAATTAACCGAGACAATCTCGATTTCGCCCACAGTAGCGGAATACTCGGAACCTGTCACCACCAGCGTGCCGGTGATCTTTTTGCCGCCGGTTTCATCGAGGTACAGCTCAAACGCTGCATCAGCTTCATCGGTGGCTTGATTGACATCCTTGATCAGGTCCAGCTTGTCGCCAGAACCTGGAGCGTCATACATCAGCTCAATGGTGCCAGAACCGCTGATCAAGCCACCCACGTTGGCACGGTAGGTGTCGCCGTGATCGGTCACGTCAAGCGATTCCTTCTCGACGGTCATGGTCCAAGACCGGACCGCAGCAATCTCAGACAAGCCGCCTGCACCAGCTTTATCAAAGAAGACAGTGCCCTGTTGCCCGCGATAAAAAGCCATGATCAGATGTCCAGGGTAATGGCGCCGTTGGTAACGAAGTTGACCGTGATCACTTCGATTTCGCCAACGGTAGCCGAGTATTCGGCAGATGTGATCACACCATCAAAGCTGACCTTTTTAGTGCCGGTGGTGTCCAGGAACAGCTCAAACAGGGCTGTGCCTTCGTCGGTGGCCGTGTTGACATGCTCGATAAAAGCGTTCGTCTCATCAGCGCTGCTGGCCGTATACAGCACCTCAACGGTGCCGCTGCCGCTGATCAGGCCGCCGACATTAGCGCGATAAGTGGCGCCTAGCGCGGTGGTGTCGAGTGATTCCTTCTCAACGGTCAGAGACCATGAGCGGGTGCTGGCAATGGTGACGCCAGTAGCGCCGCCGTCGTCAAACTTGACGCTGCCTTGCTGCCCTCGGTAAAAAGCCATGGCTAGAGATCCTCGAAGGTTTCAAAGGTCATTCTGACCTGTGCTTGGAAGTAACCCTCAGGAGCTGGCGCAGCCACCACCTCTGGGCCAGTGGGCGGGTCAAAATGGACGCCGCTGATTACTTGTCTATTGTAAAGGTCTCTGATGCGTTTACCAATTGTGTAGTTAGCGCCAGGGCCAACGCCCTTAGCGGTAAAGATATTGACCACGATGGCGCCAATGACGCTGTTGCTGCTGCCAGTGGTGCCGCCCATGGTCAGGTAGTTGTTGTTGCCAAAGCTGACCAGGCACTGCACCCATGAGCTACCGGGCGTTGGGATGTACGGCTGGTTGTGGAAGACAACCGGCAAGGTGCTGCCCAGCGAGCTAACCACTGTAACATTTCCGCTGGTTGTCAACGCACCGGCAGCAGTCACGGTAAAAGAGTTGGTTGCTGTGGTGACCACAGTGAACGTGCCGTCAACGCCGCCGCCAGATGTGTAGTCCAACGTCAGCGACTGGCCGACGTAGTAACCGTGCGCAGTGGCGTTGATCGTAACGACAGTGCCGGTTTGAGTGTATGTCGTCGTGAGGCTGGTCAGCTCAGCCGTTAATCGTGCCTCAATGGTGGCGCGAACGGTGTTTAGGTTGACAGCTGCCATTAGTCTTGCCTCCCGATGCGGTCAGCTTGCTGCCGCGCCCATGCGGTCATCTCGCGGGCGATGATGTCCGGGTATCCCTTGGTGATTTGATTGTTCTTGGAGCGCCACTGGCCTTGCCATGATGCTGGCAGATTGTTGCCATACAGCACAGGCTCGGTGTAGGGCAGGCTGTTATGGATGTGGTACACATTGCCTGCCCGCTCAACTTGATAATCAAGCCGACGTGGTGGTGCAATGCCAGCAACGCCACTTTGCGGGCCAGGGTCGTAGCCGGGCGTGCCTTGCTCGCTGATGGACCACGCAAGGCGCAATCTGCCGGTATCAACCGGACTAGCCTCTTTAAGCCGTCTGTCAGTTTCTAGTACCGTGACACGCAGCAACTGCTCGTACTTTTGCAAACTGTAATTGCCGATGTCGGCTAGGTTAATGCGGCGTGCCATCGTTATGCCCTCAGGATCATCTCGTAGGTGATCGCGGTGTTGTCCTGCTCGATCGTCTGGATGCGGATGATCTGATGTACCACGCTGTTGATTAGCACCTTGTCAACTGTGGTAGGCGCCGTGCTTAGGTCTGCCGCTGCAATGATCAGCCGCTTATCGCCAGCCTGCACCAGTTCGTTCACCTCGCGGATATTGACATCCTCCAGTACGCCCCGGACGGTCGTATCTGTATTGGTCTCAGCAATGGTGCCCGTTGCGGGGTCGTAGCTGCCAGTTGCGACGCTGCGGATCGTTGCAACACCGCCAAAGCGTGCCATCAGCTTGCTGGCAACCTTCCGTAGCGGGCTAGCAAGTGCCATCAGAGCTTGTAGGCAACGCAGTGGCCGTTCTGCAGCTTGATGCTGGTAAACACGCCGTACAGCGTGGTTGCAGCACTGAACGACTCGCCGGATAGCGTGTTTCCGTCGTAATTTTGTGCTATTACCGTATCAATCTGCGTGTTGCTCGTGAAGTGAATAGCACCCCAGCGTCCTGTTCGTGTCGAGGTGTCGCTGACGAAGGTGGCGCCAATCGAGTAATCAATGCCGAAAAAATTAGGTTCGCTCATGATCAGATCCGGTAGGCGACGACTTTGCCGCTAGCTAGGGTGACGCTGGTAAACACGCCGTCGATAAAATCGCCCTTGCCAAGAGGAACCGACGTAAAAGCGTTACCGGTTGCGTTTTGCACCGTAGCCGTGCTGATCACAGCATCGGCAACGGCATAGAGCCTATGAAACCTGCCGGTATGAGCTGCCGTATCGGTGATGTACTCAAAGCCAATGCTGTAATCGTCCATGGTCAGCTCCGGCGGATTGAAACGTTACCAGGTCCACTGATTCTAAGCCCTGTCAGGTATCGCTCCATAATTGGCGGCACTTTATCCGCACCAACGGCGCCGTAGCCAAGGTTAGGTGTCACGTCAAGGCTGCCGATCTTGACGTTTTTGTAATCCTCCAGTCCGCTCAGGCCAAGCCCGTCAGGGTTGTTGTGCAGGTACGTTGCCAGCACGACCTGCGCGTACTGAATCTGCGTAGGGATCTCGGTGTCGGTGAAGTAGTCCGTCGTGATGCGGAACGGAAACCCAACCGCGTAGGTATTGATATAGGTGTCAGGCTTGCGCACGCCAGTGCGCGGCCACTGCAGTGCCTGCGTATCGGTCGCCCGTGCGCCAAGGAATCGCTCGCGGTCTAGCCGTTGCGTCGCAGTAAACAGCGCCCGGTTTTTCTGGTCAGTGGTAGCCGATGCCCATGCGGTGACATCAGCATCCTGCACAAAACCGTCAATGATCGCCTGCGCTGCTGCCAGCGTCAGGTAACTGTTTGCGTCGGCCGCGCCTGGCGTGGCCACGATTGTGATTGCCATCGTCAGGCTCCGTTAAATC